TGCTCTATGATGACACCTCAACTGGTGATAAGCTAATTGGCTATGTTCTTCTAGACACTACTCCTGCTGATGTTACTGCCACTGATGGTAACACTCTCACTATTGCTCCTTCAGCCAATGGTTGGTTTGATCAAACAGTAAATCCAGCTTAAGGATAGCCTAGATGGCTGTATCACTTAAACATAACTTTGTATCTGCCGTAAGTGACGGTGGGGACAGCAACCTTGTTCAGCCTTCCAACTGGAACGAAGAGCATGTTCTAACTCTAGGTGCTTCAAAGATACTAGGGCGCTATACTGGTACAACTGGTGCAGCACAAGAGATTACGCCATCTACTGGGCTTAACTTAGACTCTGGGACTGGTAACCTTACTGTAACTATCGGAACAGATGTTCAGGCATACGACGCCACGCTGAACTCCATTGCTTCGCTTGGCACCGCCGCTGACAAATTGGCATATACTACCGGCGTAGACACTTGGGCCGAGACAGCCATTACCTCCTTTGGCCGGTCGCTGATTGACGATGCTGACGCTGCGGCTGCACGGACGACGCTGGGGCTTGAGTTGTATGCTGAAAGCCTAAGCAGCCCTATTTCACCATCCGCTACTGGCATAAACACGGTGGCCATTGGAGATGGTGCGATTTCATCTGGTGGTATAGCTATTGGCACAAATGCCTCGACTACAAGTGGCCTTGCACTGGGTTTTAGCGCTACTTCAAGCGCAACTCAAGGGACCGCCATTGGCTATCAGGCGATTGTTCAGTCTGGATCATACGCAACTGCATTAACAAGATCCTACGCTTCCGGCGCGGACTCCTTTGCAGTAGCCATCACCAACGCCTTCGGTTCCTACGGCGCTACCGGAGCAAACTCGGTGGCGATTGGGTATCAGGCGAAGGCAACTGGGGCAGATAGCATAGCAATAGGCGATGCGAATATTTCATCCGCACAGGGTTCTACCACCTTTGGCGGGGCCGGAAATACGGCCTCTGCGAGTTATTCACTCGCAACTGGATATCAATCCCTGTCCAGCATTGTAGGTAAGTCGGCACGCGCCTCTGGTCAATTCTCGGCTCAAGGCGATGCCCAAACCGGTATTTTCGTTTTCCGCTCCGACACCACCGACGCAACGCCCGAAGCACTTACCACCAACAACAGCGCCGCGGGCACCACCAACCAAATCATCCTGCCCAACAACTCTGCCTACGCCTTCCACGGCACTATTGTGGCACGAGAGCAAGCATCGGCAGGCACCGACTGCGCAGCGTGGAAGATCGAGGGCTTGATCCGGCGTGAGGGCAGCGCAGGGACGACAGTGCTGGTGAACAGCGCCACGACTGTCATCGACAACACGCCATCTTGGGGCTTGGCACTGAGCGCAGACACAACAAACGGTGGCCTCAAGATTGAAGTGACTGGGGCAGCAGCAACCAACATTCGGTGGGTCGCTACGATCCATACGTCTGAAGTAACCTACTAAGGAGGCCACGATGGCTATTCAACTCGACCTGACCAACAGCCAGTATGGCACCCCGTTTGCTGGCGCTTACTTCCGCATCGTCACTGCGGCTGTCTCTCGTATGCGCGAGGGTGGCCCCAAGTTCACTGTGATGATTGATGTCTCTGGCTATGCCACGGCTACTCCGGGCGACGATACACGCGAGGTGGACTTCCGGCGCTACCATGCCGATCTGGCCGAGGTGGAGGCCGCCGCTGGCGCTCAGTTCCTCGATAAGTGTTATGCGTGGGTCATGGCGCAGGACGACATGAACGGGAGCGTTGCGGTCTAATGAGCATCGTCATCGACTACACCAAGGGTTTCTTTGAACCGTCACCTGCTAGTGAGACAGTCGGTGACATTGCATCCAGCACGCTTGATCTGGCTTCGGGCAACGTGTTTTCGGATGCACCATCTGCCAACGTGACCTACGTCTTTAGCAACCCGCCTGCATCTGGCACTGCCTACGGCTTCACGCTCAAGGTGACGCCCTCTGCGACGGTGACTGTGACTTGGCCTGCCTCGGTTGACTGGGCTGGTGGGACGGCCCCTGACGCCCCTGCAAGCGGCGAGACAGATGTATATGCGTTCTACACGCAGGATGGCGGCACCACCTATTACGGCTTCCAAGCTGGGGATGCGATGGCATGAGCATTGCGAGGATGATGCAGATGGCGGCCGCTGGCGTGAGTGCTGGTGGAGTTGCGTTCAGCCCTGCCGACATTAACGACCTTCACTTATGGCTTGACGCCAGTGACGCTTCGACACTGTTTCAAGACACATCTAAGACGACCAGTGCGTCAGCAAACAACGACCCGATTGGTTGTTGGGCTGACAAGTCTGGCAATGGATTTGACCACGACCAAAGCACAAACGCTTACAGACCCTATCTCAACACGAGCCAAATGAACCTAAATAGCCTTAGTTTCAATGGGTCTCTAAACTCAAACTATGGGCAATGGCTAGAAAATTCTACCTGCACAGACAATATAACTTGGTTTGCCGCCTTCCACCTTACAAACTCAGGTGTTCTTGTTGGTCAGGGTGCTAGCATCAACGGTTATCTTCTTTTTCATTCGGGAACTAGTGGTCAATCTAATTATATGGGAACAAATGCTGGCTATAGGAACGCCAACAGCAATATAACAATGAGCAGAAATGTGGACACAATTTGCTCTGGTGATATGGTTAATTTCATTCGTCGAAACGGAGTGCAAGCCCCTATGTGCGGCCCGTTTAATACTACCCCCAACCCGTTTGATTACAATGGTGGAGTGAGTGCAGATATTGGAACATATATTGGTCGTCGAGGACTGTCTCCAACTAACCACCAACCGTTTGATGGCTACATAGGTGAGGTTATTACATATGACAGACGACTATCATCAACCGAAATTGGTCAGGTTGAAAGTTACTTATCCAAAAAATGGAGTATCACAATATGATTTATGTAAAAGTAGTTGATGGAGAGGCAAGTGTTTTTCCTTACGATTTGCGCCAGTTACGCGCCGACAACCCGAACACATCTTTTCCGAAAGAAATAAGCACTGAGATGCTAGAGGGCTATGGTGTCTTTCCGGTGGTGGAAAATAGACCTGAGTGCGACCCGTATGTTCAGACGCTGTCTGCTGGCACACCTGTCTTGCGCGATGGTCAATGGCAGGTTGATTACACCGCCGCCAATATACCTGAAGCGGAAGCCGAGGAAGCCATTAGGAATACGCGCCACGAGATGCTCTATGCAACCGATTGGATGGCTTTGTCGGATGTCACTATGTCAGACGAGATGAAATCTTATCGTCAGGCACTTCGTGATATACCAGAACAAGAGGGCTTTCCGTATAGCGTGATCTGGCCCACCAAACCTTGAGGTAAGCCATGCTCGGTTTCTCCTCACTGGCGTCTGCGCCGCTTGCTGATGACGGGCTTGTCGCTGGGTTGGGTGCTGGCGCTATCAAGTACGTTGCCGCGACCTGCCAGCCAACACTACAAATCCGTTTACTCCAGTGTGGCCACAGGAGCCATAACAGGTGGCTATAGCATTTCAAACTAATGCGTTCCAAAAGAATGCGTTTCAAGCTGCTGACGACAAATCTGTAACGATTACAGGTGGGTCTATTGAGCTTGCAGGAAATGCTGTATCTGTAGTCACACCTAATACAAGAAATATTTCTGTTGGTTCAGTAGAGTTAAATGGACAGCAACCTAGCGTACTAACACCTCGTCTAGTTAGTATTTCCAGTGGCTCTGTTGAGTTAGACGGCCAACAAGTATCTGTATCAACCCCTGTCCTTGTAACTACTGTTGCTGGCTCATTAGAACTAGCTGGTAAACAACCAAGCGTTCTTACACCAAGACTGGTTACCTTAACTAACGGTAATATTGAGTTACTAGGACAGACAGTTACTGTTTCTACACCTCGACTTGTTTCTGTAGTAAAAGGTAACATTGAGCTAGCAGGTCAAGCACCAGCCGTCAATCTTTCTGGTAATAAGAGAATAGACTTAAACTTTGGTGCTATTGAACTAAACGGTCAATTACCAAGTGCAGTAGCAACCACAGATGTCTATCTTTACCCAGCTAAAGCAGATATTGAGCTAAAAGGTAAAACGCCTACAGTACAAACTCCTGTAGACATTACAGTACAAAAGGGTTCTGTAGAGTTATCAGGAAATGCAATAACTGTAATTGCGCCTCTAGTTCCTTTAACTGGCTCTATTGAGCTTAAGGGTTATGAACCTTTTGTTGGCAAGGGTGCAACGGCATTTATTGTCTCTGGCTCTATCGAACTGTCTGGTAACCAAGTAAGTGTTATACGTCAGACAAGTATCTACGAATTTGATGGAGCTAGCTGGAATAGAGGTGTTCTCTGGAAGTATAACGGAGTAACATGGGAAAAGGCTGAACTTAAACGATGGAATGGTTCAGCATGGATAGTAGCACAAGGATAACATATGTCTTCCAAGATAGACCAGATCAGAGAAGCAGCAGAAGCAGACTTAATCAACTTCATTAAATTAGTCCACCCACAAAGGGTACTAGGCTCTGTTCATGAAGAAGTAATTAGGTGGTGGACAAGAGAAGATGCTTCTAGTCATCAGCTACTACTGCTTCCTCGTGACCACGGTAAATCAGCTTTAGTTGCATATAGAGTAGCTTGGGAGTTGACAAAGAACCCACATTATCGTATACTATACATAAGTAGTACGGCTAATCTAGCAGAAAAGCAACTAGGTTTTATTAAACAGATTCTTACTTCAAAGATTTATCGTAAAGTCTGGCCAGAGATGGTTAACGAAGAAGAGTCCAAAAGAGAAAAGTGGACTAACAGTGAAATCTCAGTGGACCACCCACAACGTAAGGCAGAGGCTATTCGTGACCCTAGTATCTTTACAGCAGGTCTTACCACAACTATTACTGGCCTTCACTGTGACATCGCTGTACTGGATGACGTTGTAGTTAGAGAGAATGCCTACACAGAAGAAGGAAGAGAACGAGTACGAAGCCAATACTCACTTCTTTCATCTATTGAGGGTAGTGATCCTAGAGAATGGGTCGTTGGAACAAGATACCATCCAAAAGACCTTTACAATGATCTACAGGCAATGCAAGTAGATGACTACAATAAGAACGGTGAGTTAGTTGGTTCTTATTCTTTGTACGAGACATTTGAACGACAAGTAGAAGATCAGGGTGATGGAACCGGGGAGTTTCTTTGGCCCCGTCAACAACGATATGACGGTAAATGGTTTGGGTTTGACGCCTCTATTTTAGCTAAAAAGAGAGCACAGTATTTAGATAAGCTACAGTTTCGTGCTCAGTATTACAACAACCCAAACGATCCAGACAATGCTGCCATCAATCCTGAGTACTTCCAGTACTATGAGCCAAGGCTACTGACTAGGCAGGGTGGTAAGTGGTTCTACGGTAACAAAAAGCTAAACGTATTTGCTGCTGTGGACTTTGCATTCTCACTACGTAAGAAGGCTGACTTTACTGCCATTGTAATCGTAGGTATTGACTCAGACAACAACTACTATGTGTTAGACATAGAACGTTTCAAGACTGACAAGATCAGTGACTACTTCGACAAGATACTTCGTATGCACCAGAAGTGGGACTTTAGGAAGCTAAGAGCAGAAGTAACCAGTGCACAGAGTGTCATTGTTCGTGATCTAAAAGATAATTACATTCGTAGGCATGGTCTTGCTTTGTCTATTGAGGACTTTAAGCCTAACCGTCATGCAGGATCAAAAGAAGAACGTATTGAAGCCATTCTTCAGCCAAGGTATCACAACAGGCAGATTTACCACTACATGGGTGGTAACTGTCAAATCCTAGAAGAAGAGCTAGTGCTTCAGAATCCACCTCATGATGACGTTAAGGATTGTCTGGCTTCTTGTATTGATAGTGCAGTAGCCCCAACAGCAATAAAGGCTTCTGTAGCATTCAGAAATAAACAGCCAGTATCTCGTTTTGGAGGATATGTCTAAGTGGTAGGCAAAGTTTTAGACTTAAAAGACATTATCATTGAGGACCAACTAGGCACTCGTATTGCTGAACACTGGCATACGTGGAATAACTCACGCCAGAACTGGTTAAATGAAAAGAAGGAAGTCCGCGAATATGTGTATGCTACTGATACTCGTCGCACTACTAACGGGGCTTTACCTTGGAAAAATACGACCCACATACCCAAGTTATGTCAAATCCGTGATAACCTTTATGCAAACTATCTTGCATCAATGTTTCCTAAGCGTAAGTGGATGGTTTGGGAAGGTGAAACAGAAACTGACCAAGACAAGGAAGAAGTAATCTCCAACTACATGCAGTGGGTTGTTTCTCACGGCTGGTTCAAGGAAGAAGTTG